TGCGCGCACGCGGTGTGCCGTCGCCCGACTGGGCTGACGCTCTCGCCCTCACCTTTGCGTATCCGGTGGTCCCCAACCTTGATGCCGGGGGCGAGCATCCGCACAAGCCGCTGGTCGAGACGGAATACGACCCGTTCGCGCCCGAGAGGATGTGGGCCTGATGGACGGCGACCTGCTCCTCTACCCGCTGTGGCCGCAGCCGAAGCGCGAGATGCTGCTGGGGGTCGTGTTTCCCGGCAGTGCGACGGCGCCGCACTATCTCAGCATCGGGCAATTGGCCGACTTCATCACGGCGGGCGGCATCACGCTGCCGCTGCCGATATCGGATGGCGGCACCGGGCAGGCCACGGCGCCGGAAGCGCTCACGGCGCTCGGTGGGGCACCGATCGTCGATGCCCACCTGCTCGGGCTGCCGACCGCGCCGACGCCGGCTGCGGGCGACAGCAGCACGCGCATCGCGACGACCGCGTTTGTCATCTCCACCGCCGGCGCCCCGTCGTGGGACAACATCACAGACAAGCCGGCGAGTTTCCCGCCGACCCTGCCGATCCCGCAGAGCGGCGTCGTCAATCTGGAGAGCGACCTGGCGGCCACGGCGCCGCTGGCGAGCCCGGTCTTTACCGGCAATCCGCAGGCGCCGACGCCGTCGCCCGGAGATGCCGACACCAGCATCGCGACCACGGCGTTCGTCGCCGCGGCGCTGTCTGCGCTGCCGCCGTCCGGCTCCACGGTTACGGTTTCCGACACGGCCCCGGCAACCCCTGCGCCGGGCGATCTGTGGTTCGACAGCCTTAGCGCAAACCTGTTCGTGCGCTACGCCGATGCGGACACGACGCAGTGGGTGATCGCGACAAACCAGCCCGGCCCGCAAGGCCCTGCCGGGCAGACCTGGACGGTGGGATCGGGGCTGACGCTCAGCGCCAACACCATCAGCTTGACCACGCCGGCATTGCCGCTCGCGGGCGGTACGCTGACCGGTACGCTCTCGGTTGGTAGTAACGCCACCCCGATCCTGGCGAAAGAGAGTGGGTATACGGTTCTGTATTCAGCGGATGGCACTGCGATGACGGGAGCCATTATGCTGGGTGCGTCTGCAGATCCAGCAATATATTACCGCAACGCGCAGCACCATTTCCAGCCGCGTGGCGGTGGCGCGAGTTACTGTGATATCGACGGCAACGGCATAAACCTGACATCGTACCAGATCAACTTCGCCGGGGCAGCCGGCGGCACTACTGGGGCAGGTCCATATTTCTACGCGGACACGTCAAACACGATCCTCAAGATAGGATCGAGCGGCGGCGGGTTGTTCGTCAGAAACACAGACGGCGTGGATAAGTTTGTCTTTGTATGCGGTGACGGCACAGCCCAGAAAACCGGCGGCGGCTCGTGGGCGACGCTGAGCGACATCCGCTTGAAGCGCAATGTCTGCGAGTATGAGACCGGGCTGCAGGCGGTCCTCCAGCTCAACCCGATCGAGTACGAGTACAACGGCAAAGGCGGTACGGTCGCAGATGGGCGGCGGTACGTCGGGCTGATGGCTGGTGACGCGATCAAGGCGATGCCGGAGCTGGTCGATACGGTAAAGGGCAAACTCGACCCCGATGACGAGCACGAGATTGACATCCAACGATTGGACCCGAGTGCCCTGGTCTATGCGCTGGTGAACGCGGTCAAAGAACTCTCGGCGCGCCTCGCGGAGCTGGAGGCGGCGAAATGATGCGATATCTCTATTGGCGAATTTTTGCTTTCATAACGAGCCGCCCCTATCCTTTCATTATTGCAGGCCATACCTTGTACTATTGCTGGAAATGCTTCGGCTGGGGGCAGGAACCCAGTGGGTGCGAGTGCTCTGCGTGCAGCGGTCAAGGTTATGCTGGAGAGGCGGCACTGTGATCGACTTCCCGGCCGGGCCGACCCTCAACCAGATCTTCACGGTCGGCGACGCCTCGTGGCGCTGGGACGGGACGAAGTGGCTGGCGCAGGGCGCCGCCCTCTCGTACCTCGTGGGCTTCGACATTCCCGGCATCCTGACGCTCAATGCGGTGTTCGCGCATGTGTTCGCGGCGGCCGTCGCGTTCCCGCTCCATTTTTCGGGTTCCCAGGCACGCGGCAGCGTCGCCGCAGCCGGCTCGCCGGTGGTGACCTTCAGCAAAGCTGTCGCCGCCAGCCCGCTGAGTTTCAGCAACATCGGCACCATGACGATAACCGCCGGCACTACCAACCCCACTTTTATCACAGCATCTCCACCGAGCTTCGCCACGGGCGACACGATCCGGGGGCTGGTCACCACCGGGGACGCGAGCTTCGCCGATTTGTATCTGACGCTGGCGGGGACGCGCTGATGGCATCTCCTTTCATTTTCAGCGACGGTTTCGACGTCTACGGACCGGCGGGGGTCGCACCCGTCCTGACCTCGCAGTGGTCCTCGCTCGTGGGCGGCAACCACGCCATCGTCGCCGGGCTCAGTTCTTCGGGGTATGCGCTGCGCATGACCGGAAACGGCAACGCCATCAACAAGACGTTTGCAGCCTCCTACGCCCGGATCGCCGGTTCCTTGCGCTTCAACTGGAACCTGGGGGCAACCCTGGTGCAGCTCGGGTTCCTCAACGGCGCCAGCTCTGCGTTTTCGTTCACGCTGGAGACGACCGGCGCGATAATCCTGCGCACCGGGGGCCTTGCCGGGGCAGTCATCGCCACCGGCGGCGCCATCCTGGCGAACTCGACGCACGTCCTGACCTGGGACGTCACCGTAGGTGCGGCAGGGGCATACAATGTCCTGCTGGACGGGGTGCCGCTGTATTCGGGAACCGGGAACACAGGCAATTCGCAAACCAGCGTCAACGTGCTCTCGGTAATCTTGAGCAACAACACTGCCGCCATCACCCTGGACGACCTGATCATCGCCGACCCGGCGCAGCCGGCCTACAATTCAACTTTGCTGACCTCCAACCCGGTCATCGAAACGCAGTTCGTGAGCGCAGACAACCAGACCCAGTTCGCGAACGACGGCGACCTGCTGGTGGCTGCCGGGTTCAACGGCGTGGCGCGGGCCAACACGGCCACCAGCGCACCCGGCGCCGGCCAGTTGTTCCTCGTCAAATCCACGGCGTCAGTCGCCCGCACGATAAACTCCGTTTCGGTCATTCCCGGCGCGACATCGGCCACCGCGAAATTCAAAGCGGTTGTTTATAGCGACAGCGCCGGCTCGCCGGGTTCGCTGTTGTCGTCGGGCAACGAGGTGACCGGCTGCACCAGCGGCGCCACGCTGACCGGCACACTGGTGACGCCGCAGGCACTCGCCGCGGGTGCAAGTTATTGGATCGGGTGGATAACCGACACGTCAGTCGTGCTTCAGCAGTACGACGCGACCACCAACCTGGCCCAAAAGAAGGCGAACACATACGCATCGGGCGCCCCGGCGGGGCCGCTGTCGGGCATGACCCTCGCGCAGCCGACGTGGCTGATGTGGGGCAACTGCACCGGCGCGGTCGTGAACTGGCCCGCCCTCGGCGGCAACCCGCCGATCGCCACGACGGCGTCGCAAACCCGCAGCTCGACGGTCGGCCAGGAGGATCTGTTCACCTTCCCGCCGCTCGCAACAAACCCGACGACGATATTCGGCACGGCCGTGAAGGGGCTCGTGTCCAAGACCGACGCCGGCGCCCGCACGGTCAGCTTCAACGCCAAATCGGGCGCAGCCGACTCGACGGGCTCGGCCCCCGGTCAGGCGCTCGCCACAACGCAGCAGTGGCAGGGTTCGTATTTCGACGCGGACCCGGCGACCGGCCTGCCGTGGGCGACCTCGGGGCTTAATGCCGCCAAGGCCGGGCTCAGCGTGGCCTCCTGATGGCGAACACGATCTGGAGCGCGACCGACAAGACCGCCGGCACCACCATCAGCGGCGGCGGCCTCGTCGCCACCTTCTCCGCCGCCAGCACCGGCGTGCGCGCCATCGACAGGCAGATCGCCGGGAAATTCTACTGGGAAACCACCTTCACCACAGCATCGGCTTCCTATGGGACCGGCATCGCAGTCAGCGACGCCGCCCTCGCCCAGCTCTTCGCCAGTTCGCCCAACGCCGTCACCGTCTATGCGAGCGGCACGATCTGGATCAACGGCGTCAGCCTCGGCGCACTCTTGGGCGCGCTCTCGGCGGGCGGGGTGGTGGTGGGCCACGCGCTGGACGCGACCGGCAAACTGTACTGGGCGCGCAACGCCAGTGCCGCCGGAAACTGGAACGGGAGTGCCAGCGCCAACCCCGGTGGCGGGGTTGGCGGCATCCCCCTCACTGGAGCGCTTGCCACCGCCGCGCTCTACCCGGCGGCTTGCGGCGGCGGCAGCACCGTCGTCACCGCGAATTTCGGCGACACCGGCTTCGCCGCCGCAGCGCCGAGCGGGTTTGCCGCCGGTTTCACCGCAGGTGCCGCGATCCCGCTCAACGTGCTGGGCTTCGGCCTCGCCCGCGAGGCGGTCGTCACGTCCGTGGGCGCGCTCCAGGTTCAGGGGCTGGTGCGAGAGGCGATCGTCGCGCCTGGGGTCGGCCAGAACCGGCTGTTGATCCAGGGGCTGGTGCGGGAGGTCTTCGTGCCCTCCGCAAGGGCGGCGCGGCAGTACGCGGTGACGGTCGCATGAGCGCCGACCGCAGGACGGCGTGCCCGGCTTCAAGCCTCGGTCGGAGCCTCGCTCCGACCTGGGCCGGTCATCGCTGATGACCGGGATCGCGCTCGTTGCGGGGCTGTCCCTGGTGCTCTTGCATCGGGTCGACGGGGGCGAGGTCGTCGTGGCCCCGTCGCACATCACCTCGATGCACGAGAAGTCGCCGGGCAGCGCGCGGGACAAGCTGATTGTCCACGAAGCGCGCTGCATCGTCTGGCTCGCGGACGGCAAGCAGCTCTCCGTGCTGGAGCCGTGCGAGCGCGTCAGGAAACTAATGGACGAGGCAGTGCAGAAATGACCCGTATTTTAAGGCGCCCCTGATGTTCGGCGCAGGCGCCGCCGCGCAACCGCCGCCCCCGCCGCCCCCGCCGCCGAGCCCGCCGACCTACGCCGGCTCGGCAGCCGCGGCGCCGCGCACCGTCGTGCCGCGTTACGGGGCGCTGTCGGACAGCATCCTGACCGGGCCGCTGGGCGCGGTGACCCCGGGCACGACGGCGCGGAAGAGCCTCCTGGGTGAGTGAGGCATACCGGCGCTATGCCGACGCACGGCTCGCCGGGTTGCGCGGACAGAGGGATGGTTGGCTTGAGCACTGGCGCGACGTCGCCGCGCACATCCTGCCGCGCCGCTACCGCTGGCTGGTGGCGGCCAACGACACCTCGCGCGGCAGCCAAATAAACCACCGGATACTGGACAGCACAGGAACACTGGCCGCGCGCACGCTCGCGTCAGGGATGATGAACGGCATCACCTCGCCGACCCGGCCGTGGTTCCGCCTGCGCATCGAGGGCTACGAGGAGGACTACGAGGTCCAGAGTTGGCTGACCGATTGCGAGCGAAGGATGATGACCGTTTTCCAGGCATCCAACTTCTATCAGGCGATGGCGATAATGTATTTCGACCTGGTCGTGTTCGGCAGCGCCGCCGTTATCATCTACGAGAATTTCGAGAACGTCATTCATTGCTTCAATCCGTGTTTGGGCGAGTTTTACTTTGATTTGAACAACGACCTCGAAATCGGCACGGTGGCGCGCGAGTTCACCTTGACCTACTGCCAGATGGTCGAGGAGTTCGGCGAGGAGAAGGTTTCGAGGGATGTGCGCGACGGGTACAAGGACGGACACCTCAAGAGCCGCGAGAAAGTCATCTGCCACCTGATCGAGCGCAATGTCGGCGAATCTGCCGGGGTGGCGGCGACGTTCCCGTTCCGCGAGGCTTACTGGGAGGTCGGCAGCCCGCAGGACCAGATGCTGCGGGTATCGGGGTTCAGCGATTGGCCGGTCATGGGCGTGAGGTGGGACGTGCAAGGCAACGACCCCTACGGCCGCTCGCCGGGCATGGACGCATTGGGCGACATCAAGCAGCTGCAGCAGGAAACACGCAGGAAAGCGCAAGCGATCGACAAGATGGTGAACCCGCCATTGTTGGCGGACGTGCAGTTGAAGAACCAGCCGATGTCGTTGTTGCCGGGGGGCACGACGTATGTGTCGGGGCTCTCGCGCGACCGTGAGGGGGTGCGGCCGGTCTACACGGTGATGCCGCCGATCGCGGAGATGATGCAGGACATCAGGGAAGTACAAACGCGGATAAAAATCACGTTTCACAACGATTTGTTTACCGGCATCAGCGACTTGACCACGGTTAGGACCGCGACCGAGATCGATGCGCGTCGCGAAGAAAAGCTGGTTCTTCTCGGCCCGGTGCTCGAGCGCATCCTGTCGAGCCGGGAGGGCTTGGGGTCAGCCATCGACCGGGTGTGGGGGATCATGTTCCGCGGGCAGCTGCTGCCGGTGCCGCCGGAATCCCTGCGCGGCCAGGCGACCCACATCGAGGTCGACTACATCAGCATGTTGGCGATGGCCCAAAAGGGGATAGCCACCGCCGGGATCGAGAAATTATGGGCGTTCGCCGGCAACCTGGCGGCGGTCAAGCCGGACATATTGGACAAATTGAACTCGGATCAGACGATCGACGAGTACGCCGCGGCGCTCGGCGTCAGCCCCAAGATCGTCGTCAGCGACGAGGATGCGGCCGCCGCCCGCCAGGGGCGGGCGCAGCAGCAGCAGATGGCGCAGGGCGCCGAGATGGCAGGGCAAGCGGCGCAGGGCGCCAAGACACTGAGCGAGACCGACGTCGGGGGCGGCATCAACGCGCTGCAGATGATGCTCGGCAACGCCGGGCCGGCCCCAGGCACATGATGCGGACGCAACCAGTTTAGATGGCGAAGGGCCAGGAGCGGGCCAGGCTGCGCAGCGAACGCCGCGCGGAGCTGGAGGCGCTTGCCCGTCTGATGGAAGACCCGGCCGGGCGCCGCTGGGTGCGCAACACGCTCGCCGCCTGCCACGTCTGGGACACCTCTTTCGCCACGAACGCGATCCGCATGGCCTTCCTCGAGGGCGAGCGCAACCAGGGGCTCCGGCTGCAGGCCGAGATCGCCGAGGCGGCGCCCGATCTCTTCATCGAAATGCTGAAGGAGCACGGCAGTGAGCGACAGCGCGGTGCAGGCGGCGCCGACCGAGGTGGACGCAGCGACGACGACGACGACGACGCAGACGACGCAGACGACGGCACCGGGTTCGCCGAGTGAGGTGCGGCCGCCGGAGGCGGGCGCCACCAATCTGCTGCTCGAGGGCGACCCCCCCGCCTCCGCAGGGGCAAGCTCGCCGCCGGCTGCGGCGGAGCCCGAGCCGTTCGACCCGGAGAAACTCACGGTGCCCGCCGGCATCGATCGCGGGGACGAGGTTTTTACCGAGTTTACGAATTTTGCAAAAGAAGAGCGGCTCTCCGCTCCGCAAGCACAAAAGCTGACCGACTTCGCCGGCCGGATGCTCGAGGCTGCGACCCAAAGGCAACAAGCCAGTTGGGACAAGCAGAACACCGAGTGGTTGGCGGCGATCAAGGCTCACAAGGATTTCGGCGGCGACCGGCTGAAGGGTTCGGTCGACACGTACAGAAGAGTTGTGTCCGATCCGAATGGTCCGTTCGGACCCGATTTCGCACGCGCCATTACAACTGTCGGCAACAACCCGGACGTCATTATCCCGCTTCTTCGCGTAGCCCGCATCCTATCCGAGGGCAAGCCTGTCCAAGGCAGCCCGTCCGCTAATGGATCACGCCAGGCGCAGACGTTGGGCGAAGTTTTCTATCCCAATAGTTCCCGTGACAACGGGACGCGCAGATGAGGATCTGACACATGGCGACGTTAGGCACAAATGTAATGACGTATGCGGACTGGGCCAAACGGGTCGAGGACGGGTACAAGATCGGGACCATTATCGAGCTGCTCTCGCAAACAAACGAGATATTGCTCGATATGTTGACCTTGGAGGGAAATTTACCAACCGGCCATAAAACAACAGTGCGCACCGGCCTGCCGACCGCGACCTGGAGGCTGTTGAATTACGGTGTGCCGGGCAGCAAAAGCACGACCGCACAGGTGGTCGACACCTGCGGAAATTTGGAGGCTTTCGCGCTGATCGACAGCGACATCGTGAATTTGGCCGGCAACAGGGAGAATTTCCGAGCCAGCGAGAACATGGCGTTTTTGGAGGGAATGAACCAGCAGGTGGCGAGCACCCTGATTTATGGCAACGAGAAGGTCACCCCCGAGCGGTTCACCGGGCTGGCGCCGCGCTACTCGACGGTCACGGTCGCGAACGGCGCGAGTGCAGCCAACGTCGTGGACATGGGCGGCACGGGCAGTACAAATACATCAGTGTGGATTGTTACCTGGGGCGCAAATACAACGCACGGAATTTTCCCGAAGGGCAAAATAACGGGCTTGCAGCACAAAGACATGGGCGAATGGCCGGTGCAGGACGGCAACGGCAATAC